GAGATCGTCAGCCGGTGCCGCCGGATCAAGAAGCGTTTCGGATTAGACCTCGTCATCGTCGATTACATCCAGCTTATTTCACCGGCTGGAGCGGCACGGAATGTAAACCGGCAGATCGAGGTGGCCTCCATCAGCCGCACGCTCAAGGTAATGGCCCGCGAACTCAAAGTTGTGGTGGTCAGCCTTTCCCAGCTTAACGAGTCCGATCACCTTCGGGAATCCAGAGCCATTGGCCACGATGCCGACGTGGTGCTGCATATTGTCGAGAAGAAGGAAACGGACGGCTCGCTTCGTCACATCCAGATTGTCAAGGCCCGTAACGGAGCAACCGGAGAGGTAGATGTGGATTTCTTCCCTCCTTACGCAAGTTTCAGTGACCGGCCGGAATAAAATTGTTGACATGAATTACGGTTTCTGATGACAACCTGTTTGCGCGAGTAAAAGACAAGAAGCAACATACTGGGGCGATCAGCCGTGAGCGGTCGAATAGCTTGTGGATTTCCGAGGTTATCCTCCTTTGGTAATTAGCCGCGTCATCCCCGGAGATAGGCGAGTGAAAGTTCGCGAAACGGCTGATTGTTTCGGTAAAAAAGGAGGAACATGAGTTACGGACTTTCAAGTGGCAGACGCTGGGGAGCACAACAGGCAGCAGGAGAAGCCTCGCGAAAATATGTGCCAGGACACCCGCTCAAGGCTTTCGTCGGCGCTCACACCAAAACGGACAGGGAACCGATGAGCACGCCCGAGTACAAGGGCCACATTCGGAGGAAGAAATGAAACTCACTCCCAAAGCGCCACAAGGCCCGTCTAACGAGGAACTCAACCGGATTCCATCCGACCCATATCTTCCGCCCTACGGAGGGAGCGGAGCACTTTTTGCTGATCTGGTCAGCGGCCCTTACATGGACCCCGGCCGCGCCACCAGCGTTATCACCGTCATCGGAGACAGAACCAAAATCGGGTCGCAGAGAATTCGCAACTTCCCATGAGCAACGCGCATAAAACTCACTCCACTGAACAGCACGCCGAGACCAAGGATTCCGTGGTTCCGGCGGTCATCCCTTTTCCTGCCACGGCTTACGTCTACAACGGGATGCACTATACGCCGATATCCGCTTTTGCCGGCATCGGCACCACGCCCAAGGTCACCTTCTTTGATCAGGTAAGTCAGAAGGAGATGGCGGCAGCGATCACCACTAACGACGGAACCACGCTGACCGTTACCACCACCACTGGAAGCACGGCCTACTCCTTCCCCATGAAGGGTGAGGGCAGCGCCATGGTCCCGGTTGCACTGCTGGGTTGATGTGGCTTCAACCCTTCAATTCCTGACACCCGTCCTGTACCAGGCGGCTACCAATCCCGTCGCCTTCGTCTACCACGTAGACTGGCCGGGAAACGATCTGCTCAACCCGGTCTTTCACGCCTACAAGGTAAACGTGGCCAACAACGTGGTCACGGAACTCGGAACTTTTCACACCGTGGGAGCCGCCCAAAGCGCCTGTCAGACCGATTACACAGGTCCGGCCACCTTATTCAAACCGCCCAAAACCGTCTACGCATAATGCAAGACCAGACCCCAATCGTTAGCGCATCCGGTCTGTGGTGCGGATACTTCGCTGCACAAGTTCACCCCGGAGACGGTGATTACCGTCCACTCGATGTTACCAACACCCAAACTTACGGTAACCCGACCCTGTTCACCTCTGTCGAAAAAGGAGTTGCTCTTACTCATCGTTCTTTTGTGGCTGTCGATTGCCATGCCACCTGTGACCATGATGTCGCCGTCGAAAGAACTTTGGCGGTCGAGATCGACAAAGGTGATTCCGGCGGTGTTACGGAGAGAGGACAAAGCAAGTTCGTTTTCGGAGATGGAAACGCCTACTATCAGGGAATCCTTGAAGCCGGACATATTGTTCGTTCCTCCGTTTCAGCCCCCGGCGACGAAATCTCCGTCCAGGAAGGGTACGTCTCCGTCATCGCCAACCCCGTCTAAAAATGCCGGCAAAAAGCGCATCGCAAAGGCGTCTGATGGGCGCGGCCCTTAACGCCAAACGCGGAGGTAAAACCTTCCCCGAAGCCCGCAAAGTGGCTGGCCAGATGAGCGAAAAACAACTGGAAGATTTCGCTCGCAAACCGAAACGGAAAAAGTAGTAAAATGCTGCCTACCACCGTCAGAGATGAGGCCCCGCTGGACGGCGGATTGTACAGCCGCCAGAATGGCGCCTGGTCCGCAAGCGCGATCCAGGCCGACGCCCCGGCTGACGGCGAATTTTATTACCGGAGCAACAATAATTGGGTTGTTTCAGCGGTCGGACCTCGCGCCGAGCCGATCCTGATCACACTAGGTGAGACAGTGTTTACTGCCCTGAACACCTGGTACGACGTTCTCCCGGCTTACACCTTTGCTTTGCCGCGCACCGGCAACAGCCTGATCCAGGTCCAGACCCAAATCCATTTCATCTGGCCCGGATCAGCAAATAACACGGGCACTTACCTGGACTGGACGCTGGACGGCGGTACTCATTACCAGCGCACCATGCAGTACACCTTGAGCCGCACCGACGACGCATCCGTCAATGACATGCTCGGCACCATGTTTATCAAGGTCAGTGGCAACAGCCCGTCTATTAATCTGAAAGCCAGGCAGTATCAGGGCGCGTCGGGAATAACCATTGTCGGCACCCAGACTACAGCGTGGCCTGCCTTACAATCTTACCTCCTGCTTATCGACGGCGGATCAACCGCGTAGAATTTATGGGCGTACCGGCTAAACGAAACAACACTCACGGCGATAACGCCAACCGCGCGGCGATGAAAGCAAACTCGCTGCTCTACTCGATGAAGTCCAACCCGGCGCCTCCGGTCGGTTCTGGTCTAACCACCCTCAAGCCACTTCAGGGAGATACCCTCCAGCTCACCATGAAGAAAATACAAGCAATCCTTTACGCGACAGGAGGTCCGTAAATGGCCAAGCTCACAGCGGCGGCACGCAAGAAGATCCCAAAATCCAGCTACGCCATCCCGTCTAAAAAGCCGGAAAGCGGCAGCTACCCCATCCCCGACGCCAGTCACGCCAGAAACGCGCTGGCCCGAGTCAGCCAGCATGGAAGCCCGTCTGAGAAAGCTAAAGTGCGGGCTGCGGTTCATCGAAAGTACCCAGGCATAGGGAAAAACAAATGACGATGTGAAATGGGCCGCGCTGGTTTGGCTAATTTTTATGGTTACTCTCGTAGCCAAACAACCACGGCACCCGGTTCACCCGCCTCATCCTGTTCATCCCGGCGAGCCGATCGGCCCCGATGACAATGTCCAGAATGAAGGCGACTTTAATTCGAATGGCCCGATCGATATCCAGGGCGAACTCGACAATTCCGGGACGATAACCTCCAGCGGCCCGATAACGATTCAGAGTGGCGGCACGCTGGTAACCGGAGGAACTATCACCGCGCCGGTCCTTACCAATGGCGGCGATCTGGTATCGAACGGGGTCACCATCAATGGCGCGCTGCATGATCTGCCTCAGAGCACCACCACGATTGCCACATCCCCCGGAACCATTCACGTTAACGGCCCCGCGATGCTGGGCGGAACCCTGGTTTTAGACACTGTGCCGGTTAAAGGAGCTGTGGTTACGCCGTTGGTCGCCACCGGAGGGATCAGCGGGCAGTTTGCTCAGATCGCTCCATCCGTTACCGGCACCAACCTGATCCAGGCTAACCTGTACGGAGTAGACGGTCTAAAAGTAGTTTTTTTGGGGCCGGACCACGGCCAGGTCGTGACGTTGGCAAGTAATTTGCCGGTCGAAAGCCAGGCTTTCCTGGTCTCCGCGTTAGCACCCAATGCCGGCGCGGCGGCGATACCGACTATTATCGGCTTTAGCCAGGGGCAACTGATCGCTGCGATCCTGACCAGTTCACTTGACGCAGGCCAGCTTGGCGCATGGGCCAATGCGTTTGGCAATTTCGTAAATGTCGATGAGGGCGAACCGCAGGGAGCGAGCTACACCAGTGTTGGAATAGGCGCGGCAGTAACCAAGGCGATAGGCAAACATTGGTTAGCTGGAGCCGGAACCGGATGGATACGTACTTTTAACTCGAACCTGAGCGAGAACACCGGATGGGGTGCTATCTATGGTGGTTACGTCACGGATGGGTTTTACTGCTATGCCGGAACAATTGGGGCAGGCAGTACGTTTAGTTCCCAGCGAGATGCACTTCTTGGCGTAGCGAGATCCAATTCCTCGGCGTTTCTGTGGAGTTCCTTTGCTCAAACCGGCTACAATTTCAAAGTTGGCGCAGTGTCTTTTGGACCCAGTGCATCATGCCAGTGCGGAGTGTCGAGCGTGAGGGGATATAGCGAGAAAGGGAGTGCTGCGCCCTTGAGAGTGCGAAGCAATACCCAGGATTCGATCGTCTCCGAGCTTGGTCTAAAGAGTTCGGTAACCGTTGGCCGTTGGTCCTTTGAAGCATTCCCGCGCTGGAAACATGAGTACGCCAAAAGCGCAATCCCGAGTGAGGTGGAAATTATCGGGCTTCCAACCAGTTCAACGACCGTCTTTGGACCTCCTCTGGGGCATGATTCGTTATCTCTGAGTTCAACATTGAGCTTTAGCCTGTCGGATCGCACAATGATTTCTGTGAGCTACCAGGGAGAACTGTTGCGCAAGAACTATAACGCTAACGCGGTGGTAGCGACCGTGTCGCTAGCGTTTTGAAATATGAGACCAGAACCTAGAAGCAGTTGGAAGCCCAATCAGGTGTTTGTGCCGGACTTGAGCCATTACGAATGGCCGTGTGATTTTAACGCCTTGGCCGAATCAGGTTGCCTTGGGGTAATATACAAAGCCACGCAGGGAACGGGCTATCACGATGACACCTACGAACAGGCTCGCAGTGCAGCTTACGCCGCAGGTCTGTTATGGGGTGCTTACCATTTTGCGGATGGGAGCAACGTTGGAAAACAGGTTAACAACTATCTGTCGTTTGCGATGCCGACCGCTGACGATCTGATCTGCCTGGATTTTGAGGATAACGGGAGCAACTCAATGAGCTTGTCCGATGCCGAGAACTGGATTCAAAAAGTAGAGGACAACCTGGGGCGCACCGGCCAGTGCGTTCTGTACAGCGGCAACCGGATCAAGGAAACGCTGGGTGATCGGATCAGCGAGTTCTGGGGCAGCAGGAGATTGTGGATCGCCCAGTACGGAACCAGTGTGCAGATCCCGGCTTCATGGGATACTTATTGGCTGTGGCAATATACTGACGGTTCAATCGGTCCAGAACCGCACCAGTGTGCCGGAACCGGCCCCTGTGATATGAACGCTTACCAGGGCGACGAAACGCAGTTGGTTACCGAGTGGAGCGGGGCGGGAATGCCGACGCCGTCTCCTGTGCCGGAAGAACTGGTGGTAAATATTCTGATCAGTGCGCCGGAAGGAGTCACTGTCAACGTTACTAAGCAATAATCATGAGACAGGTAATCATGTCATTCGGCCCGTACCAGACTTTCGTCGAACACGGGAAACCAGGTCCATATACCGGGGAGGAGCTGGGCGTGATGTGGCTGAAGCACACGGCACACTTGTGCGGCAGCAAACTCAAAAATTATGATCTGATCCTGCTCCTCCCGAAAGGAACCAAGGTTCCCGAGGAAGCTGAAGCGTGGCGAACCGTCACCAGGTTCGACGAAAATTCCAAGATTGAAGCTTGGCCCATGGGACCAAACGCGGTCTTTCAGCAGGTACAGTGGTTTTACTATCACAATAAGCTGACAGGCCCCTTCTTCTGGTGTGAGCCGGACTGCGTCCCGGTCGTTCCCGACTGGCTGGACCTGATCCGCAAAGAATACGAGGAAGCCAACAAGCCTTTCATGGGTGCTCTGGTCGAGGCCATCAGCAAAAACGGTACGCGGGTTCCACGCCACATTACTGGCAACGCAGTCTATCCCGACAAAGCCTATAAACTGGCGCCCAAGCTCATGGAAGCCAGAAACACTCCGTGGGATGTATGGGCAGCAGAAGCGATCCTCAAACAGTGTCATTTTACCAACCTCATACAGCATGAGTACCGGCACGAGGAAATCAAAAGCCGCCGGGAACTCTCCCAGATACTTAGACCGGATACCGCGCTGTTTCACACCGACAAATTCGGCGCCATATACAGATTTCTCGGGGGCGGCCAGGTAGCCGGTCCCGAACCCCACCAACGAGATGAAATCTCGAGTACGGCAATAACAAGAGAACAAATAGGCAAACCGTTGGTGGAGGTTTTAACCGAACCGCCGCCACCTCCCGATCTGGATACCATGCTGGATATGATCAGGATGCGTTCTGAATTAGACAAAAACGACCGTCGCAAAATTGCTTACTTCATGCTGGAGCACAACTTAGTGAACAGCGGCCATTTCGGAACCCACCTCAAGCGCAAGAAGCATTTGGAAAATGCAGAGCAGCCAGCAGATATCCCCGCATGAACCTTGGCCGTTCCCGTTCTACGCTTTTCCGCAGCAATTGACGGAGATCCAGAAATTGCTGTACTGCGGTCTGCATGATCCCGATCCCAAACTGAAGGAATTCTATCGCGGCCGGTTCTATTACCGCAAAGCCGCCATCCGTCTATTATGGAGCGAGGCTGACGTACTCTGGCACGACTGGATCGACCGGATGGTCAGGAGCTGGTGCGACTACAACTGGATCACGTGGACCGGACCTGCCGCCAGCGGCAAGTCGATGGCGGCAAGCCTGCTCGCTCTGGAATACTGGATGGAAGACCCGACGCATACCAGCGTCATCATGGCCTCAACCACCAAACAGGCTTTGGCTCGCCGAATCTGGTACTACGTTCAGGATCTCCATTCGAAAATCCCGCCCGAGGCAGGGAACAAGGGAGACCCCGTCTATTCTGAATATCTGATACGCTGGCGTATCGGAGACAAGAAAAACGGCATATTTGGCCTGGCCGTGGAAGACGGACCAGTAGAGGAGGCCATTCATAACCTCATCGGGTTTCATAATAGACGGGTGGCGCTGATCGTAGACGAGGCGCCAGGAGTGCGAGAAGCAATATTTGGTGCCTGCGACAACCTTTCGAAGAACCCGGAGTTCAAGGCGTTGATGATGGGCAACGCTGAATCACGCGAAGATCCGCATGGCCGGTTCTCGGAACCTCTGGGGGGATGGCAGGAAATAGACCCGGAAATAGACCGCGAATGGGAAACACAAGGCGCGATGGCCCGAGGCAACGGCGTCTGCGTTTTCTTCGATGGTCGCAAATCTCCGGCTATCACCGAGCCGGACGGGAAGGAGAAGTTCCCTTTCCTGATCAACCAGGACCAGATCCAGAGCGCGTTGGATTATTACAAAACGGACGAAGACCCGCGATTCTGGTCGCAATCGATAGGTTTCTGGCCGCCCATCTCGTTGAAACGCACGGTGTTAGACGAACGCATCGTCATCAACAACCGCTGCCGGGAAGCCGCCACGTGGTACACCAAGTTCAAGACCTACGCCGCTTTTGATCCTTCCTACGAGGGCGGCGACCGTAAAGTATTTCAGGGTTTCAGGATGGGCCGTCTAGGACCGGACGAAAATGAACGCTGGCAGATTGAATTCATGAAGCCGGTGGAATTAAAAATATCGATCCGGGACGACCATGAAATACACTATCAAATTGTTCAGCAGTGCATCGACCTCTGCGAGATGCTGGAAATTCCACCTGAAAACTTCGCTCTCGGCTCTTCCGGGGAGGGAGGTGGTCTACTGGCAATCTTCCGACGTGAATGGGGGGCCGTGGTCGGGATCGAGGAAGCAGGCATGGTCAGCACTCGCCCGATATCCCACTCCAATCCAAAATCATGCCACGACGAGTATGACCGTGTGGTCACCGAGCTGTGGTTTGCCGTGCGTGAGTTTGCCATTCACGGTTGTCTCCGGGGATTCCCCGACGACGCCTTGCGAGAGTTTTACGTTAGACGGTGGGACATCCAGAACCACAAAGTAAGGCTGGAAACCAAGAAGGAAATGAAAAGCCATTTCCGGCGCAGCCCGGACTATGGCGATGCCGTGAGTTTTTGTGTCGAGCTGGCCAGACGCATGGGCGCCGTAGCCGGTAACCCTGCGCTGATCAAGGTCAAGAAATGGGGCAAGAAAGATCAGGAAGAGTACGACTTGGTGGTGGCCGGCGAGGACAGCTTCGCAACCCAAGGATCAATGGACTATGACTACTAGGGCGCAGCACGAAAAGGAACGCAAGAAAGACGAATTCCCGAACAGCGGTTTGCTTTCCAGGAACGATAAGAAAGACCCAAATAACCCGGAACATAAAAGATACGCCGATTACAAAGGCAAATGCGATATCGGAGGGGTTCCCTATTGGATAAACGGGTACATCAAGGAAAGCGTCCACGGAAAGTTTCTGTCGCTGCAGTTCAGACACCGTGACCCAAGACCAGATGCAGAAACTCATTGAACAGAACACGGTTCCCCCGGACGGCTTCAGATATACTCAGGCAGAGACCCGCACCACGATCCGCGCCCCGGACTACCACAATCTCTTTGAGAACGTCAAGGAACACCGGAAAGCCAACAACCTGCCGTTAGGCACCTTCTGGGAAGCCGAGGTCGAAGACCAGCTTTGCCAGCAGCTTCCGGCCGGATTCTGCAAGCAGTCCGTTCCCGGTCAGGTGCGGAACGTTTTTTCCCGCATTGGCTGGGACGAAGTTGTGCAGGGAACCCAGACTATCGTGGACTGGGCCACTAAAGGGTTCGCTCCGGTAGACCAGAATCTGGCCAATACCAGGGCCGACATCTGCAGCCGGTGTTATTTCAACGTGCAGATCGGCAGCTTGTGCGGAGCCTGTGGCCACCTGCAGAACCTGGCGTCTAAATTTACCGGAGGCCGCAAAACAACTTCCGATCCGTTTTTGAGAGCCTGCTCGGTCTGCAAATGCAGCCTGCAGGTAAAGGTCTGGACGCCGATCGAGTCCATTAACCGTGGAACCAAAACAACCAGCCCGTACCCGGAATTCTGCTGGATTAGACGCGAGCTGGCTACCTTAAGGAGTCATAAAAAATGATCCTCTTGATTCAGTGGCTGGTGTTGGTGGTGATTGTATGCCTATTATACTGGGTCTGCTCGCAGTTTGCCCCGCCGCCCATCATGAAAGTCGTTATGGTGGTGTGCGTGGTAGTGATCGTCATCAGTCTGATCTGGTTGTTTCTTCCGATGCTCCACATAGGAGCATTACCGCCGTCGAGGTAAGTCTATGAGTTGGGAAAGCATTTTACTGGACAGTCTGGAAACCCGTGACCCGTTGACCGGGAAAACCCACATGCACATTCCCGAGACGCGGGTCAAAGACTGCTTCTCGGCCAGGCAAATCTGCCTGAAGATGCTGGACAACGACCGGCTGAGAGCGCGTGAACGCGCCAAAGTTCAGGGCATGATAGACGGAAATCAGCCATATGATCCGGTAAAACTGCGTTCTTTAGGACAAGGTTGGAGAACCAATTTAAATTTTATGGAGGCGCACTCCAACATCCAGAGCGTCAAGACTCCGTATTTTGCTCTGATTGGCAGCGTTCCGCACTTCGCAGATATCCGCACCGCCGAGACAGGCCCCAACCGTGAACTCTGGTCTAGCACCATCACCGAGGAGTTCACCAGGATGATCAAACGCTGGCCCAATTTCAGCTTCGAGATGCAGAAAGCGCAGAACGAGCTGGTTAAGTTCGGCATCGGACCCGTTCTGCTAGCTGATGCCTGCGATTGGCGGTTCAAGGCGCTCCGGCACCGAGACCTCCTTGTCCCGGAGCATGGGGCGGCGATTCCATCCGAATGGCCTTACTGGGCTATTCGCACCGAGATGCAGGCCATGGATCTCTGGTTCCGGGTGATGCCCGAGAACGCCGAGTATTCCGAGTCCGTGGGTTGGAACATAGACCAAACCAGAGACGCGGTGATGCTGGCAAGCAAGGATATTTTTGGTGGCCGGATCACTTGGGACGGGCGCAACTGGGAACAATGGCAAACTGCGTTCAAGAACAACGACATCTACATGACCTTGGTGGCCAGCGAATCCCTGATGGTCTACCACCTTTTTATCAAGGAATACTCAGGGAAGCTGTCCCATTACATCCTGGCTGAAAATGCACTCCTGCCAGACTTTCTCTTCAGGCGGGTCGATCGTTATCACAATACCGGGGATGTACTGTCGATATTCCGATCCGACGTTGGAAATGGGGATTACCATTCCATTCGGGGTCTTGGCCGACTGCAGTACCAGCATCTCGAATGCACCAACCGCCTCAAATGTCATCTTTTTGACATGGGGATCGCCGGGACAGCGATAAACCTGCAAGCCCAGACCTCAAAAGCCCGAGATGAACTGATGCTGATGCAGTATGGGCCGGTCAACATCCTGCCGCCCGACGTGCAACTGGTTCAGAACCGCGTGGTCGGATTCCTGTCCGACGCCATCACATTAGACCGGGAACTCAGCTCGCACCTAAGCGCCAACCTCGGCACCTTCCGAAAAGGCGTGGGTTACGGGGCGCAGCAATCGCGGCCGACCGCCACCCAAGTCCAGCAGGATATCATTACTACGACGCAAATATCAGAAGGGCAGATGATCCTGCACTTTCTGGATTTAGACCATCTCTACGAGCAGATGTATCGCCGCGCGTCCGATCCCAACACGTGGGACAAGGAAGCCAAACGGTTTCAGAAATGCTGCCTGAATCGCGGCGTCCCGATGATCGCGATGCGTAATTACGACTTTGTCCGGGCCACCAGAACCGCCGGTTACGGAAGCCCGCAGATGCGACAGATGCGCTCGCAGCAGATGCTCCCGTACCTGGGGATGCTGCCGGAGACCGGCAAGTACAACTGGATCAGGGACGAGGTGATTTCCATTGCCGGACCCGAGAATTTAGACCGCTACTTCCCGCAGCAGGCGTTCCCGACTCACGATCAGTGGGAGGCCAACGTAGAAAACGGCCTGATGCACGCCGGACAACACGTCATGATTGCCGATGGACAGCAGCACGCGGTTCACGTCGATGTCCACCTGACTTCCATCGAGCAGATGATTCAGGCGGCTAACGCGCTGTACCAGCAAGCGCCGGCCACTTCCGGGATCGCCGCGATGATGAAGCTGCAGCAATACGTGCAGACCGAGGTTCCGCATATTCAGGCGCACATGAACCTCTTGGCCAACGACAAGATTCACGCTCCTCAGTATGACGCTCTCCGCACCCGTCTGGGATCGC